TTAGTATTTAGTGCTGATGGTCTTTGTCATGTAGGTGATGCTGACTTCAAGGGGCATGATGCTATCAAGCGAGTGTATCATCCAGATGGTAAAGCACCTACGCTTACAACTATGCAGGGTGGACATAGGGAACCTAAAGTATTAATAGTTCAACGCCCTAGAGGGACTAATCAAGGTGGAGTAAGAGCAAAAGATGGAAAGGTTCCCACCTTATCCAGTAGTTCATGGCAACATAATAACTTTTTAGTACACGCTGATGATCTTAAGTGGCGTAAGCTAACACCATTAGAATGTGAGAGATTACAAACAGTACCAGAAGGGTACACTAATCACGTATCCAATACCCAACGCTACAAGATGTTAGGTAATGGGTGGACAGTAGATGTCATTGCAACAATTATGAAAGGATTAAAAGATGACAACATACTATAGTAAAAGTAGGAAAGGTTATGTACCTATTGAGAATATGAATGATCAGCATGTAAGAAATGCATTCATTCTTCAGTGTAAAGAATTAGAAAAGATCAAAGATTTTGAGGGATCAGTAGAGGATAGAGAAGATACTATTGATAATTTAAAACATATCATTAATGATAGAGATAACATGATTGAATTTCTAAGAAAGCAACTTAATGAGATACATAAGAAGAATGAACACAGGGGACACAACTATGTATTCTCTGAGATACCTAATGATCCTGATGGTAGGTTCTTAGTATCTAAGATGAAGGACTTTCTTAATAGAGATACCTATAAACTTAGAGTTAGGGGGCAGCATTTAAAGGATGGACTTAACTGGCGAGAGCATACCTATGGTCAGTCAATAGATAACTCTAAATGTCTTAGAGTTTACATAGAGGAGAAGTATAAATGATTGTCACTAGTGTAGAAGATGTACCTACAGAATATAATCAAAGGTTTACTTTGTTTTATAAAGATGGTAGAGATGACTATCTATCTGATGGTAATGTTATAGAAGAATTATCTAAATTTTTATGGGAAGATCAGTCGGAAAGAATGGATAATTATCTAACTGATTTAATACCAGATGAAGAAGATATATGTGATTTAGAAATTAAAACATAGAGGAGAAGTATAAATGAGTGACATACACGAAACACTTTTAAATAATTTTGATGAAGCCCGTGACATGGGCATGGGAACTAATGAAGCTATGACATGGGCTAAAGAAAAAACTCATGGATATGTGGATAAGAAGGAGACTAAGATGAGGATATCAGATAGAGTAGAGGTGTTACAAAATAATGTAGCAGAATTACAACAGCAATTAGCTGAAGCTAACATAAGGATAGCTGAGTTAATAGCAGAAAATAAGAACAAGCAGGAAGCATTGCTTGATGTATCTAGAATATTAAAAGGAGGAGCAACGAACATGGAAAAAAAACGTGACCCCAGTTGGAAATGGCTAAGAGAACTTGGTCATAAAATAGTACTTGCAAAGAAGGGCAAGAAGGAGTATACTAGAAAAGTAAAACATAAGAAGGAGATTGACTGATGACATATGAAGACAAAGATTATTCCATAGCTGTATGGGATGTCACATTTTATCTGGTTCATAAAGACACTAATGATCCACTGCTTAATAAAGATGGAACTGTAAAAGAGTTTCATGCTGATGATTATATTGACTGTTCATACCTGTCTGAAGGGCTAGACCTTAAAGACTTAACCGAAGTAAAGGAGACTAACTAATGATTTTTCTATTAATATTCCCATTTTTATTTGGTGCAGTAAATGCTGATGCACTTAATAAGTTTCAAGAAGAGCGTGATGCAGGTGCTGAGTGGCATCATGTAGGTGAGCAAGACCTCGATCCTAATGCAAAGTCTATTGATGTAGACGGTAAGATATATTATAAACTTAAATGGAAGGAGTAACCTATGAATAGTTTTGAACTAACTAATTCAAGACTTAATATTATTAGAAGGAATAAGCCAATGAGATTTAATACGGCACAAGAAGTACGAAGCTATCTTAAGAGTGACAAAGATGGATGGTATGGTGTAGTATTAGAAGGTATACTAGAAACATATCAAGAAGACATGTCTATAGAAGAGATAGATGAATTAATAAAGGAAGAAGTCCGGGACTTTCAAGAAGGTTATGAAAACTTTAACAAAAATAGAAAGGAATAAATATGTTTGAACATAATTTACTTGACTTTGAAGTTGAGAAGTTTCCTCTATTAAGCCAGTGTGATTTAGATGGGTCTGGGTTTGATAGTATTAGTACAGTACCATCTAATATTGGTGTAGGTCTTAGGCGTAAGGATACTAAGCAACCATTAGGTATAGTCTCTGAGAACTATGAGATTGTACAGTACATGGATATCGTAGACGGTGTTGAGCAAGCTATCACTAGGTCTGGGATGGATCTAACTGATGCTGTATACACTACTCAAGTGTATGACCAAGGTGCTAAGATAGAACTTACTGCTAAGTTCCCTTCTCATGTACAGGTTAATGATGCAGTCATACCAGAGCTAAAGTTTAGGACATCACAGAACAGGACATGGGCTAACAATATGATGGTTGGACTATGGCGTAGTGCATGTTATAATACTTTAGTCAATGGTGATAAACTTGCCTACATCTATGGTAGACATACCAAGAACTTTAATGTCGATGGGTTTGCTACCAAGATACAAAAGGCTGGTGAGTTTATAGCTGGTGATGGTATGAATGAGATGCGTACATGGTATGATACCAAGGTAACAAGGGATCAAGCCATTAACTTATTCACCAAGACATTGGCTAGGCGTACTGATAATGTGACCAGAAAGAAGGTAGCTAACAAAGTAATGCTATCTAATCTTATGAAAACATTTGATGAGGAGAGCCGACACTTACATGGTAAAGGTAACTATGATAAGTATGCTAGGACTGATGGTGGTACTATGTGGTCAGCATATAATGCTGCAACTTGGTGGTCTACACATGGTCAGACTAGACAAGGCTCATCACTGCACAATGCCAAGCCTATCAGAGAAGAGAAGGTTCGTAAGATGCTTGGCTCTGACACTTGGAAGGAACTTCTAGATGCATAGAGTAAGTGATAAGGTCTGGGACTATGATGCCATAGACAAGCAACGTAACGAGGATTGGAATGGCATACACAAACTAGTCACAGACCATGCAGTAGAGAAGCGTGTAACAGCAGAGGAGATAGCCAAGCGTAACTCTATCTTCTATAATCATAGAGAGATTAACAAGCCATGAACTGTTGGCACTGCAAGACTGAGTTGATTTGGGGTGGTGACCATGACATAGATCATGAAGATGATACCTATGCTATGGTCACTAACCTGAGTTGTCCTAACTGTGAGTGTATAGTAGATGTTTACTATCCAAAGGAGAATGACGATGATAGTATTTAATGATAGCTATAAGTCAGAAGGATTTGAAGTAGGTATAGAAGAAGCTAATGCATTATTAGTTGACCTTGGTTTAAAGTTAGAGTATAATTTCATAGAAGATTATGTAGGTATTGATGGTGAATATGCTTATACTTTAACCATAGAAAAAGTAAAGGAGTTTGATGATGGTAAACAGCTACACTTGCTCTAGGTGTGGGTGTGTTCATTGGGATGAACTAGAACCTATCTCATGTATCATGTGTGACAATGGTACATTCTATGATAGCCCAGATAAATTTTATCAAAAGGAATTAGAAACTCAAACTAACTATGTAAAGGAGACTGACGATGCCAAAGATTAAGAAACCACAAACACTTGTTAAGTGGGGTCACAAAGAAATTACTGCTCTTGAATTGTTTGAAGAACTAAATAGATTAGTTGCCGATCCTGTTAGAAATCTATATGAATTGGATGGAGATATGTATCTCTCTGATTACCGCAAATTGTGTGATGCTCAGTGGCAAATTACAGTAGCCTTAGATAAATATAAAGGAGATAAAGAATGACTAAATGGTATGTCTGTCAAGACTGTGGCTATGCTCATGAAGGTGAGGAAGCACCTGAGCATTGCCCTATGTGTGGATCATCTGACTTTGAATTGGAGACTGATAATGATTAAAGAAGGTAAGGTATGGGGTCAGACTATCCCATTGCTACAATCACCTGCTGTAGAGATACATCGTATCACAGTAGAACTTGGTGGGTTCTGTAGTAAACACGCACATCAATCTAAGATCAATGCTTTCTATGTAATCTCAGGTGAGCTAGAGATCAAGCGATGGAAAGAATATAAACTAATAGATAGTACATGGCTAAATGCAGGTGATCTATCTATCGTGCCAGCAGGTGAATACCACCAGTTTCATGCACACCAAGAGACTGAAGCTCTTGAAATATACTGGACAGAGCTTAGTCATAATGATATAATGAGGGAAAATGTTGGAGGAATATAATGTTACTTATTTATTTATTAAGTTTATTGTGCTAGGATATATTATATGTCGTATATAATAATTCAAGTAGAAGATCCTATGGATCTAGAAAACATATCTGTACTTCCAGATGAACAAGATTTAAAAGTAAAACAATTTCTTAGTGAAGAAGATGCTATACGTTTTCTTGTTAAACATGGTATGGAAGATGAGTTAGACTTTGATGCTAAGATTGTGAGGTTACATTGAGAATATTTATCATACTACTTATATTTTTCATCCCTTTATCTAGTAAAGCCAATGACTTAGACTGCTTAGTTGAAGCTATTTATTACGAAGCTAGATCAGAAAAGTTGATACCTAAAATAGCTGTAGCTAATGTTATATTACAAAGAGTTAAAGATAAACGATACCCCTCCACAATTTGTGAGGTTGTCCACCAAGGTAAGAAAAGAAATGGTAGGATGATACGTAACAGATGCCAGTTCAGTTATTATTGTGACGGTAAAGAAGAAAGAATAAAAGATTATACTTCTTTACTTGAAGTAATGGATGTAGCATCTTTAGTATTAGAAGGTATTCTTCTTGAGAGAACTCAAGGAGCCACACACTACCATGCTTATTATGTTAAACCTAGATGGGCTATCAAAACAAAAAGGTTTAAGAACTTAGGTAGGGTGGGAGCGCATATCTTTTATATTGACAAAGGAAATTAGATCATGTATCATCCACTTGAAATAGATAGACTACATAAACATATAGATATTTTAAAGAAACAGAATGAAGAACTACAGTACACCGTAAAGAAGTTACGGGAAGAACTAGGACGTTCTGGTAAAACAACATGGGTAGAGAACGATGTCAAAAAATCTTTGGAATAAGGAAAGACAACAGATGTATCGTACTCTTTTAAAAGAATATAAAGAGGAAGGATATGATCATGCAGAAGCTATAACTCTAGCAAAGAAAGAAGTGAATGAGGTTATGTCTACCAGAACAGAGTTGATAGATCATATATGGGATGAGATTTATGAAGAATAAAAAATGGCAGTTAGTTCTTGAAAAAGATTTGGGTAATATTATTGTTGAAACTTTTAGTAGTAAAAAGTTAGCTGAAGAAGAAAGAGAAAATAGAAACAGACTATGTATTGCAATGGGGTATTCACCTGATGTTAAGTACATAGTCAAACAGATTAATTAAAACCCTATAGAGGGAGTACTTACGTACTCTATAGGGTTTTTATTATATAGGAGATTTGAATGTCAGTAGCCTACGTTAAAGGAAGTTGTGATCATTGTGGTTCTAGTGATGCTAATACCACATATGAAGATGGTCATTCGTTTTGTTACAGTTGTAAAAAATATGTTCATGGAGATAGAGATATGGAAGCACAGAAAGTTATACCAATGACAAACAATGCAAGCAGTACCCTCAAGACTGAGGGGATAGTGGATGCTATCAGTGAGAGAAGAATATCTAAAGAGACAGCAAGAGTTTACAACACACAGATCAAGAAGAATGGGAGCATGTCTACTCATCACATCTATCAATACTTTGACAAGAATGGTTCACACATAGCTAACAAAGTACGTGAGGTACAAGGTAAAAAGTTCTGGTCTGAAGGTAATCTTGCTGGCTCTGGATTGTTTGGCGAGAATATATTTGGTAAGTCTGGTAAGTATATTACCATATGTGAAGGTGAGATAGATGCTATGTCTGCTTATGAGTTGCTTGGTAGCAAGTGGCCTGTTGTCTCCATCAAGAATGGAGCAGCATCAGCATTACAAAACTGCCGTGATTCCTTTGACTATCTTAATAAGTTTGACAAAGTTGTATTATGTTTTGACAATGACACACCCGGCAAAGAAGCATCTCTACAAGTAGCAGAATTGTTTGAGCCTAACAAGTGTTTGATCATGAACATGGAACTGAAGGATGCTAACGAGTACCTCAAGACAAACCAACGTGAGAAGTTCAACAGTACTTGGTGGAACTCAAAGCCTTTTACACCAGCAGGGATCAGGAACTTAGCTGATCTTGGTGACACACTTTACGATGAGAAGTATTGTGAGACAGTACTGTACCCTTGGATTGGTCTTAATGATAAGACCTATGGTATACGTACTGGTGAGCTAGTAACCTTTACTAGTGGTGCTGGCATGGGCAAGTCAAGTATTATCAGAGAGCTTATGCACCACATCATGAGCAACACCAAGGATAATATTGGTGTACTGGCTATGGAAGAAAGCATCAGGAATACTGCCTTCAATCTTATGTCAGTTGAAGCTAACCAAAGATTGTATATCAAGGAGATCAGAGATCAGTTCAGTATGGAACAGCTACGAGAATGGCAAGACAAGACCATTGGAACTGGTAGGTTCTTTGCGTTTGATCACTTTGGTTCTATCTCTAATGATGAAATACTTTCAAGAGTACGCTTCATGGCTAAAGCTCTGGGCTGTAAATGGATTATGTTAGATCATCTATCTATACTGGTGTCAGGTCAGGAGGATAACGGTGATGAACGTAAGTCTATTGACATACTGATGACCAAGCTACGTTCCCTTGTAGAAGAAACAAACATAGGTCTGTTACTTGTCAGCCACTTACGTAGGCCAGCAGGTGACAGAGGACATGAGGATGGCAGAGAAGTATCCCTGTCTCACCTTAGAGGGTCAGCATCTATTGCTCACCTGTCTGATAGTGTTGTAGCATTGGAGCGTAATCAGCAAGCTGATGATCCTACAGAAGCTAATACAACTACCATTCGTGTGCTTAAGAATAGATATACTGGTGATACTGGTGTAGCTTGTCGCTTGCATTATGATAAAGAAAGT